ATGTCCAATTACGAACTGGAAGAGGATGAATTCGAACTTGATTCGAATGATGTTCTCGGACAACTACGCAAGGCCAATAAGGCAAAAGAGAAGCAACTGAAGGAAATTCAGGAAGAGCTTTCAAATTTGCGTAAAGAAAAACGAGAGAGAACTATCTCAGAAGTCCTTACAGCTCGAGGAGTGAATCCGAAGATTTCGGCTTTCATTCCACAGGACATCGACCTCACGGAGGAATCGTTGTCGTCATGGCTTACTGAATACGGAGATGTATTCGGTGTGTCACAAACCAACCAATCAAATCCAGCAATACCAGAAGGATTTATAGATAGCTACAAGAAGGCTCAGTCAACTGTAGACGGCGGCATTAGTGCTGATCGTGAACAGATGATTCAAGCCCAGATGGATGAGGCCGCTGCAAAGGGGCCTGATGCATTAAAGCAATTATTTGCAGATCTTGGTAAAGCTGGGTACTAACCCAGAAAGGCGGTGCCGTAAATGGCAACCACTCAAATCTCTGGTGTAGGCAACTTAGTAGTCAATGCATATGACACATATGTAAGAGCTGCACTCCGCTCACTTCCTGTCATGCGTTCAGTCGCAGATGTACGACCAGTAGCCCTCACCAACCCGGGAACTACTCTCAAGTTTGCAGTTTATGCTAACTTGGCAGCAGCAACCACAGCATTAACAGAAACATCTGATGTAACACCAGTTGCATTGGCAAACCCATCACAGGTAACAGTTACTGTTACTGAATACGGTAATGCTGTTGAGCAGACAGAGAAGGTCAACATGGCCACATTCTCTTCTATCGACACCATGATCGGTGATGCAATCGCTTACAACGCTGCTGATACTTTGGATCAGCTTGTTGCAACAGCACTAACATCTGGAACAGTAGTTAAGTACGGTGGAAGCCGTACATCAACAGCTACTCTTACAGCTTCAGATGTTCTTTCAACAGCAATGCTTCGTAAGGCACAGACAACACTTCTTGAGGCTAACGCCCAACCTCGTGTTGGTGACCTTTACACATTGTTCATCCACCCACGCCAAGCTTTCGACCTTCGTGCCGAGACTGGTTCAGGCGGATTTGTGGACATCCACAAGTACACAACTGAAAATGTTGGAAACCTATTGACAGGCACCATTGGTGTTCTTGAAGGATTCCAAGTTGTTCAGACATCTCGTGTTCCATCAACAACATCCGGTGCATCTTCAGCTACTGTTTACTCAGCAGTTGCAGTCGGTAAGGAAGCTCTTCTTGAGGCTAATGTTTACGATGTGCAAACAGTCGTAGCACCTCAGATTGACATCCTTCGCCGTAAGTCAGCACTTGGCTGGAAGTACTTCGGTGGCTGGGGCATCTTCCGTGATGCAGCAGTTTGCCGTTTGGAAACAGGCGGATCTGCTCTCTAGTAGAGCATTAGTTGAGGGGGGCAGGGCAACCTGCCTCCCTCTCTATTAAAAGGAGAATCATGGCAAGTTATACATTTTACCCACCACAGGTAATGGAAGGTTATCCATTGGCTGACAAGTGGTGGCGTAGAGTCGTATCCCAGCGAGGGGTTGCTGTGCTTATCAACGATGGTGAACTGTCTTTATCTCGAGCAGTTACCGAAGATGAACTTAGAGATTATGATTATGTGTTTCTCGGTGGGCGAGGTCACATCGTGAATGAAGCCACGAAGGATATTCTTGTAGCTCAAGGATTTCCAATCAGGACTCAGGCTCAAGCCGACTCCGATTCGAATATAGCCCATAATGGATTTTTAGTGGAGATAGTTTAATGGGATGCAGAACAGGTTGCCCAACGCAAGATCATGCAAACTGGGGTGATTGCCTAAAGCAATCAGGTTTGCAGGTTAATACCGGTGATGCCAATAGTTCTCGCCTAATGTCTCAGAAAAAATGGGATGCAGAATTAAATGCATACAAGTCTGCTATCGATCAAGGCATTGAACCAGCGACAACAAACATGAAGGATATTCGTGGTGCAGTCGAACTAAGCAACATAGCCGGTAAGGCATTCGACTCAACCAACAACTCATTTAAGGACTGAGTATGACAACCATAATTGGGATTCAAGGTAAGGGCTGGGGTTTAATCGCAGCCGAATCCCTAATAGTGGGTGCAGATCAGAAGTTTATTGCTACCGGTATGGATAAGGTAGTTGAAAAGGGTGAGTATGTAATCGCCTTTGCTGGCGATGCAATCGCCGGGGATATAGCCCTACACAGTTGGAATGCTCCTAAGATTCCACGAGGTGTGAACCTAGATAAATTTATGATGACAGATTTATTGCCATCACTCAAGCAAGCATACGCAGATTATGGATACGACCCATCGCCTAAGACTGCCGATAATGACCCCAAAGATGGATCAGGTTTTGATGCATTGATCTGCCTTCGAGGAAAGATTTATCAAATTGATAATGATTTTTCTTGGGTAAGAGATGACCGTGGAATATACGGAGTTGGATCTGGAAGTTCATATGCACTTGGTGCATTAGCCAGAGCCACACTATCCCCAACGAACACAAGAACAGCAGCTAACGAAGCTCGTAAGGCAATAGAGATTTCCATCTCGTTTGATATAAACAGCGGTGGGAAAGTCAAAGTCATCACACAAAGGGAGAAGCAAATGCCAAAGGTCGGAAAGAAAGAATTCCCATACTCAGCAAAGGGTATGAAAGATGCCAAGATGGAAGCGAAGAAGTCTGGCAAGCCAATGAAAAAGGCTATGCCTAAGAAAATGGGCAAGAAGAAGTAAATGGCCGAGAAGAGAGATCCCCGGCTGAAGAAGGCCGGGGTATCTGGCTTTAACAAGCCAAAGAAAACTCCATCTCACCCAAAGAAGTCTCATGTTGTAGTTGCCAAAGTTGGTGACAAGGTGAAGACAATTCGCTTTGGGCAACAGGGTGTATCTGGTGATAAGAAGCCAACAGCAAGGCAAGCATCATTCAAAGCTCGTCATGCTAAGAACATTGCTAAAGGCAAAATGTCAGCAGCCTATTGGGCAGACAAGGTAAAGTGGTGAAAAAGAAAACAGCATTCTGGGATAAAAAAAATCCCAATAAAAAATCTACTCCATTGACTCCGGCACAGAAAGCAAAGGCTAAGGCTTCTGCTAAGAAGGCTGGAAGACCATATCCAAATTTAGTAGATAACGCAGCAGCAAAGAGAAAGGCTAAGTAATGGCAACTGGTACCAACGGAAGCACACTCCATGCAGAACTTAATCGCCTCGCTAATGGTGGCACCTATCCTGCTATTCAGTCATATGTAGGTGCAGCTAAGGCTGCAAACACTTGGGCTGGAACTACAGGGTTAAGCGTTGTTGGTGCCTTAAATGTCAAGGCTGGTAACACTCGGCCTAATTACAAAGACCTTCGTGGTGTCTGCAACCAACTAGGCGGAACTACTGATAAGGCTGCTGCCGCAGCCCTGAGAGCGGTGAGTGAATGACAACAACATTTAGTGGACTTATAGAACGAGTCCTTGGGCAGATCCAGAGTTATGGGGCCCAACAGGAAACCGCTACTTGGATCAACCAATCTGGTGGAATTGCATCAACCACAGCCACAGACTTCGTAGTCAATGAGACTGCCCAGATGGGTCGTGGCATCATCGAGGTTGGCTCTGAACTGATGTATGTAGATCGGACAGACAACCTAACTAAGCAGGTTTACCTCGCCCCTTGGGGTAGGGGTTTTAGAGGCACCACAGCCTCTACGGCGGCCAATCAGACCAAGGTGGTAATTGCACCTCAATACCCACGATTTATGGTCAAGCAGGCTATTAACGACACAATTCAGGCTGTCTACCCAGAACTCTTTGGGGTAGGCACACACACCTTTAGCTTTAACTCAGCCGTTACTGCCTACTCACTTCCAGCTACTGCCGACTATGTCCTCAATGTCAAATGGCAGACTATTGGCTCAACCAAGGAATGGCTCAATGTCCGTAGATATGACACAGACAAGACTGCCAACACAACAGTATTTGCCAATGGCAAGACCATCAATATCTTTGACATGATTGATCCGGGCAGAACTGTTCAGGTTATCTATGCCAAGGCTCCATCAGTTCTCTCTGCTGAGAATGACATCTACGAAACAGTAACTGGTCTGCCATCTTCTACTATCGATGTAATTGTTTATGGAGCTATTGCTCGACTTATCGTTGGTTCAGATGCTGCACGAATCCCAAGCCAGACAGTAGAAGCAGACATGATGGATCAATCCAAGCCAATCGGTGGCGGAACTTCCGTTGCACGATTCTACCTTGGTCTATACCAGCAACGACTACAGCAAGAAGCTGCTGGCCTTCGAGATCTTTATCCACCCCGACTCCACTATACGAGGTAACCAATGGCCCAGAAAAGATACTACGCCTCAACAGCAAAACAGGCATCGCTATCAACAGGTATCGATAGTACTGTTCAATCAATCACGCTTGACCTAGTAACAGGTTTTCCAAGCAACTACCCTTACACATTGGTTATCGATCCAGATACCAACAAAGAAGAACTTATTAGCGTTACTGCATCTGGTGGTGGAACTACCCTTACTGTAACTCGTGGTGCAGATTCCACAACAAATGTGGCTCACTCCGCAGGAGCTACGGTTCGCCATGTTGTTTCCGGTCAAGACTTCAACGAGTTTTCTGCTCACATTGGATCTGTTGCTGTTCCAACAACAGCAGGTGTCCACGGAGTAACCGGTAATGTGGTTGGTGATACAGATGCACAGAC